GTTGAACCCGGGTCCGGGTCCATGGTCCAGTACAATGTTAATAACTGGACCATCAGACCCTTCCGAAAGCTTATGTCATCCTTTCGTTTTCAAGCCCGATATGGACTCTTCACATACAGTCAATGTGCCCAGCTTAGGCCTGACGCGATATCCCAACATTATGAGGCTTTTGGCGCAGATTACATCATCGGCCGAGAAACGCACAGCGATGGTGGAACGCATTACCATGTTTTTGTCGACTTTCGCCGAAAGTACAGAACTCGAGACTGTCGCAAATTCGATGTTGAGGGTTTCCATCCAAATATCGTACCTTCACTCCGAAATCCTGCTGGCGGTTGGGACTATGCAACGAAGGATGATGACATTTGCGGCGGGCGACTACGAAGACCGGAATCTACTGAGGGTAATCAGAGCGGCCGACAGAACGCTGGATGGGACGAACTCCGATCTGCAGAGACTCGTGACGATTTTTTCCGAATTGCAAGCGAGCATCTCTTTAGTCACCTTGTCAAGTCCTTCCACTCCTTCAGTGCATACGCAGACTGGAAGTATCGAGTGGACAGATCGCCTTATCAGCACAATCCAGAATTCCATTTCGATCCTGGAAAATTGGGAACACTTCGGGAATGGCATGGGAGATACCTATCCGATCATATCGTCGGTAAGTTAATATCGCACCCTGCGCCTTGGGGGGCAGTCGGTCTCATAGGCCCCCCTAAAGGGGGGCGACCTCCATGGCTACCACTTCCGCACGCCGCCGTCCCCCGGCTGCGGGGCTCGCCTGGCGGCGCCAAGAGGAATCAGCAGCTGACTTGTGAGTGGTAGGTATCAGGGGAATGAGTCTATTGGCGTGGGGGCGTTCTAAAACAGGCAAAACTATGTGGGCCCGCTCGCTAGGCAAGCATGCCTATTTTGGAGGCCTCTTCTCATTGGATGAATGGGAGCAAGACGAGAGTGTTGATTATGCAGTCTTTGATGACATCCAAGGTGGATTCAAATTCTTTCCTGCATATAAGAGTTGGTTGGGACAGCAAACGGAATTTCACTGTACGGACAGGTACCGTAAGAAAAAGCATGTTCAATGGGGGAAACCATGTATATGGTTGATGAATGAGGATCCATATCAACAGGATGTGGATATAGATTGGTTGGAAGCAAATTGTCTCATAGTTAACGTTGATAACTCTCTATTCTAATGCGCCTGCCCTTCATGCCAGTAATAGCGCCCGTGGGGTTGGAATGTAGCCCCACTTGTTTCATCATCCGATGCACTCGAGAAGAAATCGAGTACGAAGAGATCACCCATGTTTCCATAGGGTGTTCCACTAGCGATAGAGTTTGTAGCCTTCGGGCCAGCCCCAGCTTCGACATCGTCGTAAATCATACTCCGATTGATCCCGTCGTAATGTTTGGATATGCGAATGGTACCCCCATCCGAATTAGGTGATTGTATAATGCGACGTCGGTCGGAATACACCTTGACATGACGTGGCGCAGTCGTAGCCGTCATGACGTTCGCCCAATCAATATCTTGGGTGCCTTGGAATAGGTACCGGTAAACAATTCCCTCAAGTGTGTCTGCCTGCGGGGTTCCACTTCGGAGATTGTACATCGTACGGCCGTAGCCTCTCGTATCGTCGTTGTTGTACAGCAGTCCGGGACTGAATTGGACTGCCAAGCCAATAGTGCTGAATACGATGCGACGCCAGATCCACGGGGACGCGTCATCTGTCTGTATTTCGACTGTTTCTCCGTATCCCCTAACGTAACACTTCGACTTCCGCCTTTGTGAATGGGAGGGGGTATTAACCCGTTCACCACTGTCGAGTAGGTGACCAGCTACCCTAGCGGAGGGAGAGTATATGAAACCATATACGTTGGCTGCGTTCATACTCACCGGTCCGGGAGTTTCAGGAGTTCCAGTATCATCGATAGGAGTAGATAGCATGCTATCTTTGCATTTCCGCGAAGCGAGATTGCGGACACGTCGCACATTTGTGCGGGGCCTGCGGTAATTTCTCGTTGGTCGAGAACGGAAGGATCGTCGCCGGAATGAGGATCGACGCCTTGGCGTAAAGCCACGTCGACGGCGACCAGTAAAACGTCTTGAGCGGTAAGCCATTTTTGAGTGAGTCATTACCCCGCTTTTAGAAATCAGTATTTCCGCGGGGGGTGACTAGGTATTTATA